GTAAAATTCATTGTAAATCAATAAGGCCCGCACGCTAGAGAGGGCTGCGGAAATTGGCCGGGGCTTCCGCACTCTGTGGTCGTTTGCCAGCCGCGTGCTGCTGGACTTCAGGGTTTGGTTTATCTTCACTTTCTCCAGTGTTATCATTTACCACCGAACAAAAGCACTTGCCAAAAGTTGTAGAAAGCTTAAACAAAATTGTCCTCATAATTACAAGGCAATGGCGAGCGGAGCGGCGCGAGAGCCGATGGCCATAATCTCGCCACCAGTTTTCACGAATGATCCGCCGTAATTAACCATAGCTTGATAATAAGAGGGCGCTTTTGAAACCACATTAGCCACCGCTTTACGGTGGTCCCACAACCATCCCGCCGAAGACGCCACCCAATGTGCAGCAGCCGCCAACGCAGTGTTGTGATGCCCTGGGTTGTGGTCTGCTACATCAGTATGAGATGGCATGAGGAGGGAATGATCCAAATCAGGATGAGGCGTGTCAGCAAACACACCAGCATGATGGTTCGGGTAGGAAGACGTCAGAAGGAAGTTAGAATTACTGAGTTTTGACTCAGTAAAACCTTGTTCCCCATCAGTCTCTACAATGGCGGTGAAGCGGGCGATTAAATCAATGGGAGTACTGAAGGTAATCTGCACTTGACTCCTCGAATTGCCCTCGAAATCAAGAGCTTGGCGACGAGCCAATTCATACAGAACGGAGCCAAAACCTTTGTTTCGCTCCATACGTTCAGTTCTAGAGACTTCCTCATAAGCCATGCCAGTTGCTACTGAACTGTTGACTTGTGTGTATGTCACTACTCCACTGATGCTGTCGGCTTGGCCAACGTCCTCGAAGGATATGCCAGCAGCCACCAGCCTTGACCCAATGTCACTCGAGTAAGACGAAAGCATGCCATTGCCGTCGCCATAGGCTAGTAAATAATTACCAGTTGCTTCATCCACAGTTTTCTCCAGCTTGAGCCAGAGCGTTGTCACGCCGGTAAGCGTAACTTCCCTACCCATCTTACTGACATGTGCAGTAAGAAAGGAATCAGGAATGGGGACAGCAGGCGAAGCAAATGGGTTGGCAAGAGCCGCCAAATACCTCGATTGAGCTGCGTGTCCAGTGTTGATAAACTCAACACCCTTGGGTGGGGAAGTTAAAACGGCTCCCCCGGTCCTAGCATTATTCTTTTTCTTTGTGTTATTCATTTTAACACAAAAGCGACAACCATCTGACTGCTGCCATTAGGTCTTTCTCAACGAGTTCTTCGAATTCATCCACGATTGTGGGTTCAAGTGAAAAGGCTCTACAGTAACTAAGGAGACTGTTTATAGAGTAAGTGCCTGGAAGCACAGACACTTTCTCACACTCCCCTTGCTTCATCCAATAAGCTAATCCCCCTCGTAACTCCCCTTCAAGTCGTTCGCTTCCCATGCGACTAAGAACGCCGTAGAACGTTCCAACTAAAGGACAGTCTGCATACAAGGAGAGCCCGCACATGCCAACGTCCCTAAGGTAATTGTCATATTTGGATACGCCCCTGGTTGAAATGGCAATCATGTCTTTGAATACACTTTGTGGTTTGCGCACCATCATCCACCCGCGATCTAACTCAACGGGCTTCATCTGGCAAAACTCAATATGCTCAATACAATAAGCAGGTGGTTCTGCTACCATATTGAATCCATAAGCGACAAAGAACAAATCAAAACTGTCCAAGAATCTTGGTAATTCTGACACATCCATAATCGCAACTGAATCATCACCATTGTTAACCAATTTGAAATTCAACCCTAAAGTCTCCTTCCAATGTAACAAAACTGAAGTCATAAGAATCACGTTTCCCACTGAAGTATTCATATCACCTGACATTCTGCCAGTTGCCTTATACTCGAAATCGTAAATGTCCCCTTTACCCTTGCAATAATTCACAAGTTGGCATCGCAGCAATGCATTGAGCTCAGGGTCATCCGGAAATAGAGCCCTATAAACCGAATGCTCAAAACCCAAAGCTTGCTTTGACACGTGTTGATCAAACCTGCTGGCATCCAGCCCTACCGCTACCGGACAGGAAAACGATCTCCATTTCCTGACAATCTGAGTGGCCATCGCTGGTAAAGAACAATGCTTAAAAACTGTTTCCTCTCCCCATAAAGCATCTATACCCTTATATATGGACAATTCATTAAACTTGTTAATGTATTGCCCAAGAAGTATGTTGTACTTCGGTGATCTGGGTGAAATGATCCGAGGATCCTTGTCTGCCGACGCCACTAATTCCCACTTAATGAAAATGTTAACGTGTACGTCTTTTGGTGCAAGTTTCTTCTGATCCAACAACTCCTGGTGAGCTTCGGCATAAACCTGGTATTTACCTTTAGGTCTACTATCCACAAACTCTTCAGTTGTCATCTTTCTCACCTTTACACAAGAAGTCAACCGCCTTCTGATACTCTGTAAGTTTCCAAACCACACCGGCTGCAGATTACTACTATGAATGAATGGGTCATCACTCCACTCTTTCATTGGTTCATCCCCAAGAGCCCGAAGGAGTTGACGTGGCAAGTAATGGTACTTTCCTCTTACTTGTTCATAATCAAAACCTGGGTTCTTGATCATCAAAACTCTGTTACAAATTCCAATGAACATATTGTGTGATGTTGAGTTGAAACAGCTCCACTGTCCGACGACACCGGCCGGACCCACATAACTATTTGGTGTTCTAGGAGGTCTATTCTTGTAAAGCAGTGTCAAGCCCGATTGTTCAAGCTCCAAACTTGAAAACACAGGCCTTTCTAATCTAGGATCAGCCAAGCACTGTGTTGCTCGGCACTGCTGTACTAGTCACTCCTGACCACCAAATGACCGGTTGGACTTAACTAACTGACGTACGTGCGGTAGGTATTCATACATCGTAACGTCTGAAAGCTGGTGTCCTATGCTGATTTGGGTATTCCCTGAGACAATGTTCCTGTATGTGGCTAGGAAAACGTTCTCATTCCAGCAACCATCCGATCGCATGGTTATAGCGATTTTATCTGCAATTGCTTTGATCCGGTGTTGTCTAATA